GCCTGCACGGCGGCGGTCCCGAAGGTGTATGAGGCAGCGGTGCTGGCCACCGATTTGCAAGGCATCGCCTTCGGTGGCGTCCAGACTGGATCGACGTCACCGCTGCGGACTGGCTTCTCGTTTCAAATGTCCGGCACTCCGGCGGTGGAGGAGCTTGGTTTCGACTGTCAGGCAAATGCGATTTATCAATGGGCGATCACCACTGGCGGCGGCGTTCCGTTGAACGGTAACATCAACCAGGTCACCGTGAGTAACCCGGACACGGTAAACACTGACAGCTTCGCGATTGCCATTGTTACCAACTGAGGCCCTCTGATGGGAGTGAGGAGGGTTATACATGGCTCTCTACACCGACGGCTACCAGACCATCATTTCAATAAACAGCTTGGCCGGCGTGCCGGGTCTGGTACTGGCCGAAAAGACTGTCACGCCAGTTGGCCTCGATGCGGGCGGTCCTATCGACGTCACTACCATGCGCAACGTCAGCATGCGTACCAACGTGCCGAAGGCATTAGTGACTCTGGACCCGATGACGGTGACCGCCGCCTATGATGCGCGGGCCTACCCGAACTTCTTCGCCAACCTGAGACTCAACCAGCGTATTAGTGTCACGTTCCCGGACAATAACGTCGTGAGGTTCTGGGGCTACGTGGACAAGTTCAAGCCGGCGGCTCTCAAGGAAGGTGAGCAGCCGACTGCGGAGGTAACCATCCAACCGACGAACCTGGACAAGACTGGAAAGGAGTCCTTTCCGCAGTTTTCGGCTCCGTTGTTGTAGCCTTTTCAGGGGGATCAGGAGTTGTAACATGGCGCTTTACACCGACGGCTACCAAACTCTGATCCATATCTGGAATTTTCCCAACTTGGATGATATAACTGACCTGGTACTGGCCGAAAAGACTGTCACTCCGATCGGTCTTGATGCCGGAGGCCCCATTGACCAAACCACGATGCGCAACGTCTCTATGCGCACCAACATGCCGAAGAAGTTGGTGACGTTGGACCCGATGACGGTGACCGCCGCCTACGACCCGCGAGTCTATCCGAACTTCTTTGCCATCTTGCGCAAAAACCGGCTCATCCAAGTACAGTTTCCAGACAGGAACTTCGTGAGGTTCTGGGGCTACGTGGACAAGTTTAAGCCGGCAGCCCTCAAGGAAGGTGAGCAACCGACTGCGGAGATCACCTTCCAACCGACGAACCTAGACAGGACTGGAAAGGAATCCCCTCCGTCCTTCACGGCGACGTTGACCGAATAGGAATATGGGTGGAAGGAAGATCAGGAGTTGTAACATGGCGCTTTACACCGACGGCTACCAGACCATCATTAGTATCGACAAGATCAATGTGGCTGTGGTAATGGCCGAAAAGACTGTCACGCCAGTTGGCCTCGATGCCGGAGGCCCCATTGACCAAACCACGATGCGCAACGTCAGCATGCGTACCAACGTGCCGAAGGCATTAGTGACTCTGGACCCGATGACCGTGACTGCTGCCTACGACCCTCGGGCCTACCCGAACTTCTTCGTCAACCTGAAACTCAACCAGACCATTAAAGTTGTCTTCCCGGATGGGAACACCGTGATCTTCTGGGGCTACGTGGACAAGTTCAAGCCGGCGGCTCTCAAGGAAGGTGAGCAGCCAACTGCGGAGATCACCTTCCAACCGACGAACCTGGACAAGACGGGAAAGGAAGTCTTTCCGGTCTTTTCATCCCCGCTTATTTAATAGGAGAGAGTCATGTCAGACGAGCAGGAAGACCCCGAAGTCACGGAAGCTCCGGAAGTCGCCAATGGCGAGATCGAGCCGGACGAGTATACCTTTTCGCTGGTCCGCAAGCAGAAGGTCATCAATCTGGACGACGGCAACGGCACGGTCCGCAAGTACGTCATGCGCGAGTTGAAAGGCTCCGAGCGCGACCGCTATAGCAAGCTCATTGCCTCCCGGGCCAAGGGCGGCACGATCGGCGACACCACGAACCTCATGGCAGAACTTATCTCCCGCTCGCTGTACGACGACGCCAACAAGAATGTGGCGGTCGCCCTCGTCGCCGAGTGGCCGTCGAGTACTCAGATCAGCCTGTTCCGTATTGCCACCAAGCTGAGTGGGTTGAATCAGGATCTTGCCACGTCGGAGAAGGAAACAAAAAACGCCTGAAAGGTGAGGAGCTGTGCTGGCTCCGCCTGGCTTCTCACCTGGGGATGAGCTTGCAGCGTTGTAAGGACGAGACGACCAGTACCGAGTTGCCGCTGTGGATGGCGTACCTGGACATGCTGGAGGAGAGTCACACGAAGCAGGATTACTACCTTGCCAACATTGCAGCCACCGTCATTCGTTCGGTCGTATCCACCGCCGATCAGAAGAAGGTCAAGCTGGAGGACTACTTACTTACCTTCAAGCGGGATGTTCCAAAGCCGCCGATTACTCAGCTTGAACCGCTGGAAGACGAAGAGGAAGATGATGGCACGATCGGCCAGATAATTGTCCGCCGCGATCCCAACCTCACGCCAGAAGAGGCGGAAGCCAGAGTACAAGCATCGAAGGCAGCGTGGGGAGATTTCTTGAGCCAGCGAGGGACCCATGGCCGCCCCAGTGATGGAGCTGGAAACACTCCTGGTGCGCCTGACGGCTGACGCTTCGCAGTACAACCGCGTCATGGACGGCGCGGAGGCCCGCCTGTCGTCGACGGTCCGCAATGTATCCGACCTCGCCACCGAGTTAGCTACCGTCATGTCCGGGGCCTTCGCCGGCATCATCGGTACGGCCTCACTTAAAATCTTCTCCGCCTTCGACGACGCCATAAACCGGGCGGTCATTCGCTTCCGCGGGGCGACAAGCGACATGCACGCCATCGCGGAGCGCGAACTTATTGCCATGACGGGCAAGGGCATCCAGGCCCCGACTGACCTAGCCGCCGCCCTATTGAAGGTATCGACTGCCGGCTTCAGTGCCGGCGAGTCGTTGGAATTCCTGGCGACCGCCCAGAAGGTAGCGACGATTTCCGGCATCGACGCCGCCCAATCGGCCGACGCCCTGACGAAGGCCTTCCTTGGTCTGGGGTTGCGGACCGGATCGCTGGCGAAGGACGTGGAGCGCTACAACCGGCTGGCGGAAGCGACGGTCCGCGTGTCGATGCAAACGGAGACGTCGGTCACGGAGTTGTTGGCGGCGATGGGCGGACGCGGCGGCGCCTCGATCCGCGAGCTGGGCCTGTCAATCGAGGACTCGGTGGCGTACCTTGCCGCCTTCTCGGAGGCCGGCTTCCGCGGTACTCAGGCCGGTCAGGCACTGGCCCGGACGTTGAAGGAGGTTCGCAAGGCGGCGATCGAACACCAAAACGTCTGGCGGGATTACAAGATCGATGCCTTCACGGCGACCGGCCAACTCAAGCCGATGGCCGATATCATCCGCGCGTTGGAGCAGCGCTTCCGCGGCGTCTCCGACGCGGTGAAATCGGCCGGCTTCAGCATGCTGGGATTGGAAGAGTCGTCGCAGCGGTCGTCCGGCGTGCGGGCCTTGATGGGCATGTCGCAGCGCATGGACGAGCTGCGCGGGGTGGCCAAGGACGTGACGGTGACTCTGGACAACTTGAACGAGCGGACCTTGAACTCGTTCGCCGGCCAGATGGCCAGCATGAAGGCGATGGTGGAAGGAGTTGCGGAGGCGATTGGCCGGGCACTGTCACCGGCGATCTTGGGCCTCAGGGACTTGATCCGCGACGGCATCAACTACTTCTACTCGTTCAGTGAGGCGCAACGGCGGGCGATCCTCAACTTCGCACTGCTCATCCTGGTCACCAACCCACTCATCATGGTCTTCCGCATCCTGTTCAACCTGGTCTGGGCCTTGGCGGTCGGGCCGTTCATCAAACTGGGGCAGGCGATTTTCTGGATCGTGAGTCAGATATACGGGTTGATCGCTGCCATCGTCATCATGGGTGCGCAATTTGTGTGGGCCATGGCCAAGATGACTGCCTCCGTCGTCGCCTTTACGTTCGAGCTGGGGTACCTCATTATCAAGCAGCTGGTCCTCGGTGTGGTCCTTGACGGAGTAATCAGAGTAATCCAGGTCCTCGATAAGGTGATGCAGGACGTATACGACGTCATACGGAACATAGGTAAGATCCTCATGTCGATAGGGACCAACATCCTCAATGCACTCATGTTATTCGGCCTGGCTTTACTCAACGTCTTCTTGTCGCTTCTCATCCTGGCGCCAATTATCATCCCAATCATCATGGCGCTGACGGCGATCGGCCAGGGTCTGGCAACGACCTGGGACCGGACGAAGGAGTCGGTGACCGACGCCTTCAATTCGATGGAGTTCGATGCCGCCAGTACCTGGCTGTCGATGCGCGAGGGGGCCAAGAGCTTCGTCCAGGACGCGATCGGCTTCTTCTCCAACTTCCAGGAGAACATGAAGATCCTGTTCGACTGGTTCAAGACCAATTGGCGGGCAATCATCGACGACCTCTTCCAGGCGATGCAAGTCATGTGGGGCAACCTCACAAATAACGTCACGATCGCCCTGACCGGTCTGGGCACCATCATCCGCGTGTTCTTCAAGGGACTTATTGAGGACATTAAGGACGCCTTTAGCGAGTTGCTGAGGCCTGGGTCAGGATGGAGGCAGGAGTTCCGGGGGTTCGGCCGGGACGTTGCCAGGGTACTCGCGGCGGCCAACATGGACTGGAAGGAGAACAAGCGGCTGGCGGAGCAGGCGGAGTTTGAGGAGTCGCTCGGTAGGAACTTCCCGGACCTGATTACGAAACGGATGGATTTGCGGTTGCAGATAGCCGAGATGAGGGAGATAATGGGAAAGATGGAGGGGATCGGCGACTTCCCTAGTCTTGCAGAGCAAAAAAGGTTCGCTGAGCTGGGGTCCTTTAGGGGGATGGTTCGGGCGCAGGAGAATTTGACTGCGGTGAATAGGGAAATAGAAGGTGCTTTGAAGTACGCCCGGACGGAGGGCTTCTATACCGAAGATATCGAGGAGGAGATGAAGCGCCGGCCCAAAGCCAAGAAGGAGGAGCGAAAAACAGAGTTGACAGACGCGATCAAGAACGCCTTCGTTGGCTTCAAGCCGTTGCTGGAAGGATTCATCCCACACGTGCCGGGGCCGGCCTTCAACCTGAAGATGGCTGAGGACACCCGGCGCGAGATCAGGACCATTGTGGACCTCATTGACGAGATGATCTTCGGCATCAAGGAGGTTGCGAAGACGTTCGTCGAGCTGTTCGAGATGGCCCCGGACGCCCTCAAAAAGACCGCCGCCTACCAGGTCCTGCGGATCATGATGGGCACGCCGGACAAGCTGCCTCCCATACCGATGCACGGCGAGGTCGGCAACACCTTCAAAGAAATCAGCCTCCGACGCTTCGCCCTGGAAGGTCCCGGTGGCCTGGCCCGCGAAGGTCACAAGGGCGTGCTGGTCCACGCGCCCGGCATGGAGAACAAGCAGGACTTCCTGAACAAGACGGCTCAGGGCATCCTGCAAAATACCAAGGACATTCTCAACAAAGGCCCGATGGCCAAGTGACTTATGGTAGATCAGGTAACTCAACTGGCAGGCCCGGGGTTCCCGGCATCTCTACCTGCCGCCGCAAGGCAAGCTCTTGCGATCCAGGCGGCGGTGGCATACATCGACCGCATTGATGAGTTATCTTGCACGGAGCGCGGCGGTTGCATCATTGCCCTGACCCGCAAGGCCCGGGTGGTCAAATTGCCGATCGGCACGGACTACACGAATCTATGGATAGCTCTATCCGCCGCTGGCATTCCCACGGTGCCTTCCACTCTACCGGGTAAGGGCTTCGAGGGCCTGGTGCTGGTAACGCGGACGGCGAAGTTAGTGGAAGGCGATCCCAGCACGGTCGACGTCAGCCTCGACTACGAAAAGGTACTCGACAATCAGGAGTTGTTTGAGCCGGCCGGCGTGCTGGGAGACGGCATCATCTACGGTAAGTCCAAGTGCAGCATTCAGCAGAAGCCGACCAACCAGTTCCGCAAGTGGCAGCACCCGGGGGCGCCGTGGGCGACGGAAACCGTGCAGCATACCTTCCCGGTCGGCAAGCAGCCGTCGGACGCCGAGCCGAATGTGCCGATCGTCCAGGGCGGCGAGTTCCATGCCGTCCGGGTCCACAGCAACCTCCAGATCGCCGGCTACATCAATACCAACTTACCTCAAAGGATTGCCAACGAGATCGCCGGCACGGTCAATTCGTTATTCTGGATGGACGGCGAGTCGCATGAGTGGCTCTGTGCCGAAGTGGGCTACGAGTTGTTGGGCCTGAGTAAGGACATTGACCTGGCCAACAAGCCCAGACGCCGCTACCGCTATACCTTCGAGTTCCAACACAATCCCGACTCATGGGACGCCGATATCGTCTTCATCGACGGCCGCTATGGGCGCCCGCCGCCCGGTCTGGTGCCAGGCGTCGGCTACAAGACCATCAACTACTTGCGCCCGGTTGACTTTAACGCCTTCTTTAACGCCAAGTTTGAAGGATTGGGAGGTATCTGATGCCGGACCTCAGGCGATTACCGGCCTTTGACTTCAGTGAGTTCGATAAGGGGTTGAGCGCCACTGACTTCAATGAGATCAAGCGGGCCACCGTGCGCCAGCTGACCGGCGACCCGACTGCCGGAGTTGCCAAGTTCGGCGACCGCCAGGTGCTTACCTCCGACCCATTTTTCGCGGACCAGCCTCCAGAACTTCAGACCTTCGTGGTCCTGGATGAGCAGGAGGACTACCTCGTATGCGCCCTGTACTACTACCAGGGCGTCCAGGTCTACGATCCGACTCTCGGCACCGACGTCCCGCAGAATCAACTCTTCAAGGTGGCCAAGCCGTACATCCTCCAGCAATCCCCGTGGGACGGGCAGACGGTAACGATGGGCGGGGTGGCCTACTCTTATTCCTACACCGGCCTCGGCCAAAGGAACTCAACTTATCACGTTGCCGGTGTGCCGACGACCTTCGAGGAATTGATCGACCCGCCTTACTTCCCCGGCGATATCATTTCCGCCCGCATCCTATTCACCGGCTACTCGACCGTCGAGCTCGGGACGGAGTTGAATCAGTATAACCAGCCGGTGTATACCAGTACGGACGTGCCGGTCATGTGGGAGGATATCAACGACGCCTCGCGCGAATGGGAGTCGACGACGACTGGCGCCTCTGGGCCTCCTGGACCTCCCGGTCCGGCGGGACCTACCGGACCTGTCGGTCCCGCCGGACCTCCAGGATCTACGGGTGCCACCGGACCTCCCGGGCCGGTCGGGGCGACGGGCGCCACCGGCGCCCAAGGTCCTCCAGGACCTCCCGGAGTTGTCGCGGCCACGCCCCCGCTGGCGTTGAGTGGCGGCGGGGTCATGTCCATCGACCTGTCGGCATACGCCACGCTCGCCTCTCCCGTGTTTACGGGCGTCCCGCGGGCGCCGACGGCGGTCGCCACCACCAACGATACCACGATCGCCTCAACTGCCTTCGTCGCCACGGCGATCGCCGCCCTGGCCGAAGTGTACATGCGCTGGGTGCCGTATGTCGGCCCGCCGCAAAGCTTCCTCAGACAGGACCTGACGCGCGACGGCGACTGGACGATGGTCGCCAACAAGGACACCACCGCCCGGCCGGCTCCACAGGCGACGGGATCGGAGGCAGACTTGCTGCCGCCGTGGACGCCGAACACGCCCAACGCCCGGGCGACTTACAACGTCTACAATGAGTGGACCCTCAGTACCGCCGGCTGGATCGACCAGTACGGTATCGACGTCGACGGCCACAACGTCGGCGCCGTCCACACTGCGACTCTGACCGTCAATGGTACGACACGTGACTCATTGACGGTCACACCCAACTCAGCTCAACTTTTGATGAACAA